AGTAAATCATATAGACGGGAATAAGCTTAATAACAATATTGAAAATTTAGAGTGGGTTACTAATAAAGAGAATGCGCAGCACGGCGCTCTCTATATAAAGAGGGATAAGTATTTAAAAGGAAGTAAAGTTTCTTGGAGTAAACTTAAAGAAGAAGATGTAATGCGGATTCCAGAATTACTGAAGACAAACTCTCCGAGACAAGTCGCCAACATTCTAAATGTAAGTGTTTCTCTAGTACATGAGATTACTGCGGGAAGAACTTGGAGACATTTAAACTTATTTCCTTTAAGACCTAGAAAATGCGAGAAGTACTTTAACGAATTAAGATATGTGCCGACCACTGTCGAAAGACAGGAAACTCAGTAGTGATCAGCTACGCTAACGAGTTTACAAAAGCGAATTCTACGACCTGAAAAGGGGAAGAAAGATCCAATATTTGTTAACCTCTACACCGACGGAACCGTTGAAAGAACGTGGGTGGAGAAAAAACTAAAGGCCTCAGGGCTAAAGTCCACATGGCTAAAATCAACAAAGGAGCTGCCAAGGCAAGCATTGATAAGTTTATAAGGAGTAGAAGAACTCTACTACCGACAAACTCTGCCTGGTATCAAAGCGGAAACATCAGAGAGGATTTTTGTTTGTTCTGTAATGAAGTTCATGAAGATGTCATGGTTTTATACAGGCCAACATTAAACTCTTCTTTAAGACTTTTAGAGGGAGTTAATATCTGCAATAAGTGCGAACTCTACCTGGGAGAAAAAGACGGTGCTCACAAGATGGAGGATATTTTCGAAAAGTTTAGTGAGATGGCTGGACAAGATGTAGTTACAAGACTTGACGACTTTGTTTACGAGGGAATGTTTCCAGCAGACACTTATAAGCATTATAGTCACCTTGATTCCGAGCAAGAACCTTACAAGCTTTGCGATGAGAAATGCGTATTCTGTAAAGGCTTTACCGGAGGCCACAAGATTACTTCTGAAGTAGAAGTGTATAAAGAGATACCGGTGCCTGTAGGTAATGAGCATTATTATCTAGATGGCGGCATGGTTAGGATCTGTAGTTCCTGTAACTTGATCCTTAGCTCAAGACTTCCTAATGGTTATCTTCAACACATCCTTACCTATTGTGGATACGATAAATGTCCAAAATGCGATGACCAGTATCTAGTAATGAACCTAGAGATGGACGCAAGGAAAAGCGATGACAGCTTTGGGCACCACACTTGTCCAGAATGTACTTATAAGAATCTAATCTCTCAGCACAGCTTGAAGTACGGTGATGAAGATCTTTTCAGTATGTACGCAGCTGCACGCGACTCAGAGACACATAAGATCTCTAGATTTAATTCTAAAGATTGTCAGACGTGTTCGCAGCAGATTGGTATTGACGTCACCTATAGTCCAGATTATATTCTTAGTCACTTTATTTCTAAGGGAGGAAAGTACACTTGTGAGGACTGCATGTTTATGGATAATTCCCCTCAAGAAGTGGTGCACATCCAAGGAAAGATTGCTAGGATATATAGCATAAAGAATAAATTCTATATAAAAGAAACTACGAAAAGCGGTAAGCTCGTGCATCTTTATCACGACTTAAGTTCCCAAGAAGTAATAGACTATTTACTGAAAAAGAATGGAACGCAAACAGAACTTGAATTATAATGAGGATACTCATTGATGAGTTTGAACATTTCGCCGGAGAATACCGTTTAAAGATGTCTTTGTACAGACATTCAAACGGTGAGTACTCTTATGAAACTACTATTGACAGAGGAGGAGCTTTAGTAAGCAGAACTACCAGTCATAAGTTTAAAGATATATGGCTTTATGTCAGCTCGTTCAAGACAAGGGTAACCGAATTCTACAATACCTACTCAGATGGTTATGAAAACTAATAACCCAAGAGTTCTCTACGAGATGGAATTAGAGGACCAATCCACACGGTCTTTTGATAAGATGCGTTTGGAAGCAAAGATGATTGTCTATAAGACTAAATCTACGGCAAGAGAAAGTTACGGTAGCATCATAACCTATCGATACAGGAGAAATACCACTAAGTATCGGAAGGCTTTCGGTCCATTTTCAAGCTACGTAACTGCCATTGCTAAAGCTTTAAACTACTGGTATAATGGGTAATAATATTCTTAAAATGTACTACGAGACTGCGGAAGGATTTCTTTCGTTGTATCTAGTAGAAAGGGTGTATACAGAAGATGACGAACTTGTTTCTGTTTATCGAGTAGAAATATTCGTTAATATAGAGCAAGGTTCCAGAGAGGTAGTTGCCGAAAAAGTATACAGCTCCTCTTGGTTTTTTCACTTTACATCAGCTCTTGACCAGGGTGTACGAGAATGTTATTCCCGTGGAGCTATAAAACTATTGTTCACAAGTGAAGGGTAAAATAAAACTTCTGCACAAAATACAAGAAGACGACCTGTATTTAGAGATATACTCTTATACTGGAATTGGCGGTCCAGAAGTATTTACCTTTAGTGTTTACTTCAAAAAGTCTAAGGGTAAGAATTTTGTGCTAGCGTCTTCTTTAAGATATTCTTACATAACAAGTTGCGTAATTCATGGCGTTAAACTACTACATCAAATTAGTTCCTTCCTAGTTAGTGAGGAGACTACTGTATTTGGTGTATATGGGCACGCTGGTTACGAGGACTATCAACTAAAATATATAAATGATATTATTAACTGTAGATACCTTGAAGCGCTTGGAGCAGATGAACTTAAGTTTGCTGGCGCTAGTGGAGATGTATTTGGTTTACACAGACCAGAAGAGCTTTTCTCAAGATATAGAAGAGCAAAGCATGCACTTGCTCAAAGAGAGGGGCCTGGTGGTAATAGACACCACAAAAAAGATCCGGTTATCAAATACTGGACAAGCGTTGCTTTTGAGCTTTCTTAAGGAGGAATCTGATTCTGAACTTAAGTATACCCCTGCATTTGAGAAGTTTTGGAAAACTTTTCCAGCTTCAGATAAGTGGAGCAGGTTTACGGAAACCAGAAAGCTTAGAGTAAATAAGCGAGAAACGTTTGTTCAGTATTTGAAAGCCTTGGAATCTGTTACAGAAGAGTTCTTACAAAAAGCTTTAGATACAGAACTCGAAAACAAAAAAGCGTCTGCTCCGTTAGAGAACCCGTTTAAGTACATGAAAGCTTCTTATAACTGACTAAAGAATGAAGAGTACAATAACGTATCTTTTGAGCAGCAAGAAGTTATATCTAACGACGATTTATTATAATGGAATATAGACACATATCTTACGGGGTAGACTCTGCCCTAAACTATATAGACAAGAGAAGGAAGGGCGAGATTGTGTCGCTTAAAACTTCATTTGCAAAACTTAATAAAGCCTTAATGGCAGGAATAGACTGGGGTAGAATAATGACTATTGCCGGACAGTCTGGCGCTGGTAAGTCTACTATACTAGAACTCTTTAAGAAAGATTTTATTGATCTTAATGAACCAAACTTTGAGATTCTTAGTTTTGATTTCGAGATGTTGGTAGAAGACCAAGTAGCTAGGTACTTAGCCTCAGTAACTAATAAAACCCTTAAGGACATATACTCAGCTACTACTCCGCTAGAAGATATTGAGTATGATACAATAAAGCAAATACTTGACGAAAGAAAAAAAGTACCGATATTTTATGTAGATAATTCAGGAACTCCTGAGCAGATACAAAAAACTATTCTTACCTTTGCACAAGAGAGAGACCTACTTAACAAAAACTATGGATTAGTCATAACAATAGATCACGTTCTTCTGACAAAAGGGAAGACAGGAGAACAAGAGAAAGCTACAGTAGACTCGCTAATGGAGATGTTAAACGATGTCAAGAAGTATTTCTCCCACATAGGCCTTAGATGTTTGATAATATGTTTGGGCCAGTTGAATAGAGAGATAGAAAAGATGGATAGAGTAGATAATCCATTATATCATTTCCCTAATAGGAATGATATTTTCGCAGCTTCAAGCATCTATCACACCTCTGATTACGTAATAATAACACATAGACCATCTACCGTATCTGGAATAAAGGAAGGCTACGGTCCCCCCAGAAAAAACTATCCTAAAGGATTACCGTTAAAGTATCCTCAGGATGAAACAAGAGACATGATATACTGGCACATTATTAAAGAGAGGTTTGGTAAGCCGGGTATTATAGCTTTAGCAGAGAATTTTAAACATTCAAAAATAGAAGAAGTAGAACTATAATGAACTTAGTACAAATCTCCGGTCTGCCTGCAACCGGAAAAACAACAGGCACAAGATTCTTAGACCCAAAGAAAACTTATTATATAGACGCTGATGGCAAGGGCCTGTCTTGGAAGGGATGAAAGTCTGATTACAATACAGATAATAAGAATTATGCTAAGACTACAGATATTCCTACAATCTATAAACTTATCAAAACTATTGCTGAGAGCAAACCAGAGATAAACTGTATCGTTATAGACACCATAAATGCTATTATGACTACTGAAGAGATGGAGATCTTAGAGAACCCATCAAGAGATCAGTGGAAAGATTTGGCAGTTTCAACATGGAATTTGTATAAGATGATACGCGAGATTAAGAGAGATGATCTTGTAGTATTTGTAATGGCGCACTGTGAGCCTTACGATGTAAATGGCATAACGCATTATCGAACCATGACCAATGGTAAGAAACTTTCTAAAATTAACCTAAACGCCTTCTTAGGATATAACCTATATACCAAGGTGACTAGAACACCTGATGGTAAATTCACTTACGAGCTTATAACCCAGTCTGATGGAACGAATGAAGCGAGGAGTGTGATGGGAGTTTTCGATCCAAAGATTGAGAACAACCTAGAGGTAGTAAGAAAATCAGTTCTTGAAGCTGAGACTAATTAATTCACTAAACAATATAATCTATGTATCAAGCTAGTATGTTCAAAACGGAGGTGTCGTCCACCGGAGGTTCCAAGATACCTGTGGGTATTCACCAAGGAAATATAGTATTTAACGGACTAACGACCGACTCCACATGAACTGATATAAACTTTTCTGAGCCAGCCACCGGAAAAGTTATCCATAAACGTCTCTTTATGCCGACTGGAGGAAACCCAAAAGAAGGAGAAACGATCGAGCAAGCATATCAAAGAGAGGTAGCTAAGAATCTTCGCCATGTAGTGCACGTAATGAGTGCTCTGTTAGGTGATGAAGTGATTGCACAATTTAGCGCAGATGATTACAAAACCTTCATAGCGAACGCCTCGCAACTCTTGAATGAGGTTAAGGGCACATCAGTTAACCTGAAGGTAATCCCGGACTACAAAGAAGCCATGTATCCAGAGCTTCCATCGTACGGAAGGTACGTGGAAAAAGCTGGAGGCAATCTTACGCTGTCTTTTTCGAAGAAAGAAATTGAGGCAGTGGAGAAAATGGTAGCCAATCGCGCTAATAAATCTGAGGGAGCAATGGCCAGTGAGGACCTTGACTCTTTGATTTAAGAGATGGGGCGGTAGGAGAAATCTTATCGCCCTTTTTCTTTTTCTGGTGAATTTAAAATGGTTCGATTCCATTTAAAGAAACATGAAGACATTAGCTGAAATGGTCAACAATGACCCACAGAAAATCCTTGAGCTCGCTACAACAGATCCCGGTCTGCTAGACAGCGTTCTCATAGGACAATTTTCTGCTCAATACATAGATGCCGAAGGGAAGAAGGCATCTTTAAAAAGACACTGGTTTCTGTTTGCCCGGTTCTTCCATTTAAACTTGCGGTCTCAGGTAGACTGCTTTTTAATTGAGAGATACAAAGCTCAACAGGTAATCAAAGTAACTATACACGATGATAAGAGCAGACCACTACACCAGAGACTGAAAGAGCTTTATTAATCAGGAATCTGCGTTCGAGTTTTATATGGGAGAGAAAATAGTCTTTGGCAAGCTATACAAATCCCCTTTAAGGAATGATAAGCACCCTTCCGCTTCGTTCTGATATTCTTCAGCCAAGACTTTGTACTTTAATGATTTCGGTATTGGGAAAATGTACTCAATAATTGATTTTGTTAAGGCGAGGTTTAATCTCAACTTTGAGCAGGCTTTAAACAGGATAATAGAAGATCTCCCGTTAATGAAAGACGGCGAGGTTAGTAAGCAAGAGAAGGAAGAAGTAACGTTTACATTCACCCCTCTTCCAATAGAGGACGGAATGTTTTACTTTAATAAATATAAGGTACCTAAGCAAATCGTGGCCAAGTATACCCTACTGGCTAAAACGATTTACCGAAACGAGGAATACTACGGCAGGAGTACTGCTAATAATCCGGCCTTCATCTACAAGTTCCCATCTGGGAATATCAAAATCTATCGACCTCTGAGTCCAGATAAATCTAAGAAATGGGGAGGAAATGCTAATACTAAAGATATAGGAGGAATGTTTCAGCTACCCAGAAAAGGTAAGTTGTTAATAATAACCTCATCAATAAAAGACGTAATGGTTTTAAAACAGCATGGGTTCAATGCTATCTGCTTTAACGGTGAAGGATATGGTACCTCCGATAAAAGCTACAGTGAGCTCAAGCCATATATAACTGGCCTAAGAAATCGATTTGAAAACATTATACTCTTCCTAGATGCAGACGATGCCGGTATAACCTACTCGGCTGCGCTTGCCTCAAAGCTTAAGTGTAAGTACATAATCCTTCCCAAGGAAAAAGACATCTCTGATTACCAGAAAAAATACGGAATTAAAAGTACATTCCGATTGGTCAAAAAACTCATCTCAAAGAAATTCAAAAAAGATGGAGTCCCCTTTTAGTTTAAAGACACTGAGTTTAGTTCAGATGCTGTTCATTACAGCGATCATGCTTATGGTTGGCTCGGTTGCCATGTCTATGGTAGCGATGCTGGAGACCATGCAGAAAAACTCAGACAACCTCGAAAAGCTGGTGACAGCAGCAATGATCGAGAACACAAGCTACGACATCAACGTCGTTGAGCACTCCGGTGGTTCGGCTAAGTATTTTGCTATACCACTCACAGGCCTAAACGAAGCTGAAGCTCTCGAAGAGTACAAACTTAATACAGAGCTTGAGTGCACTGAGCCTGAGTGCCCAGATTCAATTGAGGTTAGGTTGATAAGAACCGTACTTGATGAGCAAACCATCCTGAGAGACACAATGTTAAAGTAATGAAGCACGGAAATATGTCTCCATTAGTGGGACCAACCTGGGTATTTCCTTTAGGAAAGGCTTTCGATGTTCTCAAGCAGTACATCATCCCAATCCTTGAGGAGGAATCGAAAACAAAAACAATCTATCCGCTCCCACATACAATTTTTCGCGCCTTCAAGGAGGTTGCATTTGACGATGTGAGAGTAGTTATTCTGGGAATGGACCCATATCATGATGGCAGCGCCACTGGTATTGCATTCGATAATCCTAAGGATGCAAAAATTTCTCCATCGCTGAGAAATATCCTGAAGGAAATTGAAGAAGATACCGGTAAACCGTCTGCTGGACATATGAATGCGTCTTCATACTTAGAGCATTTACCATCTCAAGGTGTTCTGCTATTGAATGCGGCCCTTACGGTTGAGAAGAGCAAACCCGAAAGTCACCTCAAGATTTGGGAAGACTTCACCAAAGAAACAATTGAAGCACTGAATAGTCGACATAAGAGGATAGTGTGGGTACTCTGGGGCAAAAAAGCTCAGAAGTTTAAGAAATATATTAACCCTAAGCATATAGTAGTGGAGAGTGCTCACCCATCTCCATTCAGCTACAAGCTGTTCAAAGGGTGTAAATGTTTCACGAAGGTAAATGAATACCTTCAAAAACCAATTTCTTGGTAATGAATCTTTTTCTTGATCCCCTTACGCGCCACGAGGTTGCTAGCGCCGGAGAACTTTTCCTCCGCCCACCTTACCCGGTTTCTGCTTGTTTCAACGGGTATAACCTGGACAAAAAGTTCATGCAAAAAGTGCACATCAATCCCGCAGAAGCAGTGAAGGTGACGCACAACAAGACCGCACTGATGCAAGCCCTGAATATGCATGGAATTCCGGTACCGACTTTTGCCGATCCGGCGAAAATGTACACCCGGGATGGTTCCTTCAATCTGGAGAGCTACAC